GATTACCAACGTCGATATAGAAGATGCGACGTTCAGGTGCACGTGAGATACGATAGATGACCAATGAGTCTTCCATCGCCTTTAACTGGTTGAGTGGCTTAATTGCCTTCTGTAGATAACCAAGAACCATGTCACCTTTGACGTTGACAAGGCCAGAAGATACGTTGATAATAGCATCGACCGCTATCTTAATACCTTGCGTAGTAGGATCTTGATAGTTAGGTTGTGTCGGTACTTTACCGAAACCATTCTCATTGTAGATGTAGAACTCTTCGCCCTTTGCAGGAATAATGACGTTCGAATCCTTGGCAGCTTTTCTTTTCTTATAAGTTTTGACTTTACGAAGCTTGCGAGGATCTACGTAGCGTAGTTCTTGAATGCCTTCTCTTGGATTTTTCTCGTCGATCATCAAGTGATAGAATATTCTACCGTCGACATACCACTTACGGAAAATTTCATAGGCGTGCTGATTAAACTCGAGCAGCTCGAGCACAGTATCAAACTCATCGAGGATAAGTTTCTTTACTTTGTCTGGTTGTTTCAAATCGTCAAGATTTAAAGATACAACTTCTTTCTTTGGATCAATAACGACCGCTTCGTTGATAATATCGTCGACAGCAAGTTCGATATCTGGATGCTGAGCCATCTCTCTATACTTCGAGACGAGCTCAGACTCGGTGCGAATGGCACCTTCCATATCAACATACTGGCCATACGCTCCACCTTCGGCAAGAACAAGAGCTCCATCGTCGTCCTGTTTAGGAGCAAACGATGGAAGCTCTATTTCTTCTTGCTTTCTTTTAATTTCAAAACCAAATAACTCGGCCATGGGTTCTCCAATTTAAATAACGAAAAAATAAGGGGAATGATTACCCCTTACTTATTATTCACCGCCGGCGCGCCCTGTCGATCCAGTACGACCAACTGACCAGTAGTCATATTGGAACGTTACCTGGAACAGTTCGATTTGATCGGTTGTAGACCAATCGAGTTCGATTGGGCTGATATTGCTTGGGAAGATTCCGTTGAAATCATAAGTACGGATCTTCGAACCGTCTTTACCAAACTGAGTAACTGTCGCCTGTGACTTGTATCCAGGGCCAATTTCTCTTACGTTGCGTTGCAGACGATTGATTCTATTCGACCATTCTTCCATCGCATTACGGATCAGGAAGTCTTCATCGTTGATGATTGTTACTGTCCATTCGGCGAACGTTCTGTCACCAGCTAACTTCATTTGACGACCGAAGTAAAATACTGGAATGACACCAAGGTCAGAGCCAGGCAGCTGAGCTGCCTGACACATGAATCTTGTTTTTGCATCTCCAGCACTGTTCGCAGGATTTGAAATATCCACTTGGAACAGGTTTTGTCTTGCGCCGCCAAACTGTAGCTGGCTTCTCATTTCATTGATATTAAAAGCCATTTACTTTCCTCCTAGGTTTATCTTATTTATTAGAACTGGCCAGCGATTTCATTGAACTCGACACCAGATCTTACGGCGACGAAGTTTAGCTGGATGAAGTTGATCGACTTAGCAGGCTTGATGTAGATGTCTCCAACAAAGCGATTGCTGTCGATTACTTCAGCAGTATTGTTCGTCTCGTCACAAACCACGCGGAAGTCAAAGATTCCACGACGACCTTGAACGTCGCGAAGATATGGCTCAACCAGATTAACAAACTGTGATCTTGTGAAATCGTCGTTGAATTCAAACAGAGTAGAGTTTGAAGCTGTAGCGATTGCTTTTTCAAGAACGATGAACAGACGACGTACGTTAATACGATCGAATGCACTTGCACGGCCTAGGAGAGTCTTATCTCCATAGAGCACTGTGCCTTGACCTGGGAATGTTACCACTGGGTTGACGTCGTTCTTGTATAGAAGATCTCTGTCATTTTTGCCAGGGCTGAATGCCAGTTTAACAAGATTTCTGATTTGGCCGCGAGTGAATCCAGCTGGAGAGAACCAAGGATCTCTGAGGCTATCACTGCGAGCTGTAAGACCAGCAATGTCACCGTTCAGTGGAACATAGCGATATACGTCTGCATACTTGTCGTACTGATACTTGTAACCAGAATCCATGAAAGCGTATGAAGTGTTACGTAGAAGACGTCTGAAATCTACGACATTCTGTGCTTGAGCATTTTCTGTATTCACACCTACAACATCAGAGTATGCTGGAGAAACGAACACTACACAGTCCTTACGAACTTCTGCAATATTATCGATCAGATAGTTAGCTAGCTGAACGTCACTATCACCGTCACCGACTGCTTTACCTTGAAGAAGTAGAGAAATATCTACTGTGCTTGCATCTGCAAAGAGATCATATGCAGCACCAAGAGCGGCCATCGATACTGTACCTTCTGTAGCGCCATCTGCACCGCGAACAAACGACTTTGTATATGTCGTTGTGTTGGTCGATTCAGCAAGATCTACAAGAGTAGCTGAATCAGCTCCTGCTCTGTCTTTTGTTGCCCAAACCCAACGTGAGAAGTCATTGATAGCAGTCTTATAGTAGTTGGTCGTACCGTCATCTTTTCTGGCATCTGTTGCACGTGAAAGATTTTGGTAGATTTCAAGAACTTGACCAGGTGTTCCGCTGATCAGACCGTCTTCGTCAACTACAACAACTGAAACTTCGTCAGTAACAGCGCGACCTGCATTTGTCATCGATGAAGATACACCCGGAGCAGATTCTACAACATTGAAGTATTCCCATTGACGCTTCAACGAAGTGCCGCTGAAGTTGGTCGACTTGTTCCAAGTGGTATCGAAACCGATATTGAAGAAGATGTTCGTACCGTCGTCGGCACGATTACCCTTAGAAGTAACCTTCATGTTCTGCTTACCAATGTCGGTATTACCAACTTCTACGTAGTCGCCCACCGAAATCTTATCGCGAATTGCTGTAACCGCGTCGCGTGCTTGTGCAAGGGTAAGACCAAGGTCTGTTGCAGATTGCTTAGTGAAGTATACGTCTGCGTTGGCAGCGCCGTTCGAGATAGCAACCGCTGAACCGCCAGAAGTGAGTGACAGTGAAAGACCAGTAGTATTAGCTGCAATAACGTAGTAAGTTGTGCCTTCAGATAGACCCTGAATACTGTTTACACTATTTGCTGCGCCTCTTGCATACCATACTGCATCACCATTTGTGAACAGCGTATTTGCGGTTGCAAGCGAGATGAAGTTAGTTGATACACCGTTTGATCCAACTACTTGAGCACCAGCAGAAGCAGCTACACGATCGGCGAAATCATCACCTGACCATACGAAGACAACGTTAGCAGTGTTGCTACCCACAGCGATCGACATCGTAGCGCTTGTAAGATCATCAAGAGCATATGTATTTGCTGCTGTTGAACCGTAAGTGGCTGCATTCGCGAATGTAACTGTTTCAGCATACTGAGCTGCGCTGTCGCACATCGAAACCTTCAGAGAATTGCCGAGTGCACCAGGATAACGAGCGATGAACTCGGTTCCTGTGAAGTTGGTGGCGTTTGCACTTAGGTTTTCGAAATCTTCTGAATTCTTTACTACTACACTTGATGTCACTACTGTAGCTGTATTACCGGCGTAAGCAGATAGAACGCGGTTGTTTGCAATGAATGAAAGAAGTGATGAACCGCTTGTAGTAGCCGCTTTCGACAGGGTAATAGTAGTGTTAGATACTGCTGTTACAAACGTGTCATCAGCAATACCGTCGCCGTGCACACGAACACCGGCAGTAAGACCAAGAGCATTACCGTTGGCAGCAAGCGATACGTCACTGTCAAGAGTAATAGACGAGCTATTAGCAAAACCTGATGTGGTTCCTGCGCGTGAAACATACAGAGCATTTCCGTATGAAAGGAAGTTGGCTGCTGTGAAGAACGTTTCGTAGTTATCCGACGTCGGCTTACCAAAACGATTTGTGAGTGTATTTTCTGAATCTACAAGAACAAACTTTCCTACTGGTCCCCAACGAAATACACCGCCGAAACCGCCGACCGTAGTCGCAAGTGCCGGAACAGTTGTTGTAAGATCAATTTCAGAAACGTTAATTCCCGGGCTGACTTGAAACGCCATTGTTATCTCCCTTTAAAGGTTAGTCATATAAGTTGCATTTGCTTTATTTATAACTTCAAAAAATTAGGGGATTTGCTTACAAAGGCTTTCGGTAAGCGGATGTTTAGTCGTTCCCTAGCAGAATCTAAATTTTCAGATAGTAGTTCATCATAATTTTCGGCTAATAGAAACTTGGCTCTCTTACCATTTCTATATGCTTCGTATGCCATTTTAAATACGGCGAAAGATTTTAGAGGATGTCTCAAATGGTTTAGAATTGCCAATATAACACCCACACCGATTATTAACCAAGCGATCGATTTCGTTTGCGCAAACGAAAACATTGCAATGCACATTTCACCTTCTGTACTCGTAGGATAACCCGTCAGAATGTGCCATATATCATGTGTATCTCGATATCTTCTTGCCATCCAACTATATGGATGTTTGGCCTCTACCCACTCGTCATTAATCTTTGTTCTTCGACTTGCTTTTTGTACGTTCTCTCGATGACGACCAAAATAGTTGTAAGTTTCTTGGCCTACGGATCCTTCTGGTCGCTCTAAAAGCGAAGGCAAATATTGAGATATTTCTTCATTTTTATACGCCATCTCTCCACCAGTTTTGGTTTCAAGCATCTTGTTATATGTGTACTTCAGAGAAGGACCACTACCGTGCCTTACGACCTGTAAAATAAAAGGCAAAGCTTTGCCAGGATGTTGCAAAGCAACCTTCATTGGCTTTATCATTTTTCTAATATTTAAATCATATTCATGCATCATATCAAAAGTTTCCTTCAAAGAATCCCATCTTCTTAGCAACCCAGAAATCGTCTTTTGGACCACCGTCGAAGAGTGGTTCATTTACTTCTTCGTCATGTGCATCATCACCTGTACTCATAAGCCCAAATGGAAGCATTTGTTGCTCAAGCATCTTCTCATTCTGCTCATAGATTTGCATACGAATATCAACATTCGTAATTTCTTTGAGGTAAGGCTGAGTAGTCAACCATGCAAAGAGAACACAACACATAGCCATGTCATCGTTACCGTCTTCTGCCTCGTATGACTGGTTGCCTTTCAAACTGTTCTTGAGAGAGAAGCGAGTCAGCTCATAGATAGTGTCATAATCATAGATCAAGAACTTATCAGATTCGACGAGAGTCTTGAGTGTAGCACAGCCAACTCGTTTCACCTGCTTCGTAGTCTTGACACCATAATGAGTCGTCGTAGCAAAACCGCCTGACAGACTTTGCCCTGTTCTGCCATTATTTGCAGTCACGAGAACGCCATCATACTCAAGATCATAGTGCAAGATGTCGGCCACCTGTTGACCGATATCGTTCGTCTCGACAAGAACAAGAGCATCATTATATTTGATAGCCGCATTATAGATGATGTTAGGATAGATCATCGGCGATATCAAGTTGTTTCGATATGTGGCCACTTGTCGATAAGGCATCGTTGATACGTTGACGACAATGAAAGCAGAATAATCGGCTCCAGCTCCTCGAGATGTATCAACTACGATAGCATAGATTGTATCTGGTTCTGGCTCTTCATAGATCTTGAGTCCACCGTCTGCTTGTGCAATCGGATGCTTATAGACCATGTTACGAAGTTTGGTAGGATGGATCAGAGTGTTCGAAGATCCAAGGAACTCGCACTCATATTCTTGTCTGAACTGTTCTTCAGACGTGTTACTGATCGTCTGTTCTTTCCATGCTTCGTCACGGCCAGGAATCTGTGACCAGTGAACATCGACACGAGCATAGGCATTTCTACCTTCTTCAGACTCTGTCCAAATACGGTAAAACATGTTCATACCATTCGGCGTCGAGGTAACTAGGACCTTCGAACTTTGACCAGATGAAATGGTAGGATATACCGAAGCGAAGAACTCGTCTTGAATGTTGGTAGGAACGAAGGCAAACTCGTCGAGGTATACCATGTTCTGAGAAGTACCACGAATAGCAGAAGATGATGTAGCCGAGGCAAGGATTTCAGATCCATTCTCAAGCTTAATGTTACCCTTATTCCATTCGGTAACACCCATTTGAAGCCACTTCGGAAGATGCTCAAACATCAACTGAATACGACCAAGGATTTCTCGTGCCTGTCTGTCTTTGTTAGCCAGAATGGCGATCGAGTATTCTTCGTTAAATACGATCTTCCAAAGTAAGTAAGCGGCAACAGTGGTCGTCTTACCGACCTGACGAGGCATCTTACAGATAACAAAGCGATTCTCTTCGAATGCGAGGATCATTTCCTTCTGGAATTCCCAGAGCGGGAACATGATCAGACCCTTATCGATGTTAACGATCTTACAATACGTTAAGATAAAATAGATCGGATCCTCGGAGCACTTAATGTACTCTGCGACTTGCTCGGGAGTATACTCGACCTTCGTGTCTGCTCTCTTGAGCCTCGGATTCCCGAGATAGTTTTCACTCGCCATCTTTGTGCTGCTTCAGATATTTCTGTAACTCGGCAGTCGAACCAACAAAGAGATTGTTTGTGACTTGCTGAGGAGAAGCCGAAGGATCATCTTCCATGATCTTCTTCTTTTTAGCCTGAAGATCGACTAAGTCTTTGCTTGCTGCCACCATGGTATTCATCATAGTTGCCAAGACTTCGTATGCTCGAGGATGCTGGCTTTGTTTGGCCACATCCATCAGATCAAAGAGTGCTTCTTGGCCCTTATTGATAACTTCCATCATGTTCTCGCGGGCATACTCGAAGTCGGCTGAGACTTGCGTACTCATCTTCTTTTCGATCACAGTCGGTAAGTTATCGCCAGAGGCGATGTTTAAAAATTTATCAAGTTCATTGCTCATTAGATATTCTCAGTAATTGTATTAATAAAGCCATAGTCATCTGTACTTATAATTTCATCGTACGGAATGCTTGCTGCGGCATTACTTGTTGGTTGTCCGTTAGCAGTTAATCCTGGGCGAGCAGCCACAGTTACCGTGCTAGTAGTGTTAGTAGTGTTACCTGTCGTAACATCTTCAGGAAGTCTGAACGTTGTTTCTGCGAGTTTGATTAGTTTTGATTTCTTTGTAGGTCCGTATAACCAGCCCTTCATTGTAAAGCTGAGTGTCCAAATCAACGCTCTTCTTTGTTCGAAGCTGCCTTCGTATTGATCTTGAGAAGTAATACTATTCAGAATGATAGGAATGTCTCGTGGACCGTCCACTTCAGGAACAAGGTTAACACTCACTGTAAAGTCAGGAGTAAAGTAAGGCACGATCTGTTCTACGATGCGTGTGCCATCCTCTGCATTCTTGACCAGAATGTTCATCTCGAACTGCATGTCATATGGAACAGGCATATACTGATACTTGACTTCGTCGTCTGTACCTGCTGTGGCAGATTGTTTCGTCAGTTTGTTGAGAGTATTCAGCTTACGTGTAGGATCATATTCTAAGGACGTCATCTCGAATGAGATGCGAGGCAGAACAATACCAATCTGATTAGCCATTTCTGGATTTTGTTCGAGTCTCGCCAGAACCTTATCCTTTGGACCATAAGTCAAAGGAACTTTTAGAGTCTGTCTGACTTCTTCGTTGTTATCGAGGCGATTGATATAGATGTCATTGAACACCGTACCAAATACGATGATATACTTTCTTAAGCTATCATGATTCCATGTTCTTCCAAACATTATACGTTACCTTCACTAAAAGGATCTATTTGAGTCCAGTCGAGGATTGCATCTCCTTCGAGTTCGAACTCAGTATTGTCTTCGAATGGATCACCAGATTGTGTTTCGAAACTATATCCGCTTTGAATAATAGGAGTTCCATCTTGAGTAAGAAGAATCATGCCATCTGAAGTCGTAATGTTGTACAGATCAAGGCTAAGACTGAGATCTCTCTCGATGTTATCAATGGCAGCAATTCCAGTATTCAGTTGCTCGCCGCTATATTCAAACATTTCACAGACAAGATCATACATCTGAATCGATCCCATCTGATAGAAGACAGGAGTCTTATTGACATACTTGACATACATCAGACGGTCGGCCATCGGAAGATAGATAATATCGCCTTCCTGGGGGCGATCGATCATCTCGAGGTTGCCGATCTCGTCCATAAAGTTACGAACGGATACTGTAAACGTTACCTGATCCCTGATTTCAAGGCCGAATTTCGATAAGAACTGACCGTCGCCTTCATAGCTCTCATAGCTGCGAATATACATGTCAATTAAATAGGAACCGTTGTACTGTGATAATGAATCTTCTTCATATACATCATCTTTTGCTATCAGCGTTCGAGGACAATAGAATACGTCATGACCATACATCTTAATAGACTCGAGAACCAGATTCTCGATTAAGATCTGCTCTTGGCTATTACTAAAGTTGTTGAAATAGAAGTTGGTCGACATGTATTATCCAATCATATCGAGGACCGGCAGAGAATAAGAAGAGATCATCTCGTCTTCGAGCTTTCTTCTTTCGGCTACGGCATCGTCGTAGATTTTCTCACCGTTAAATTGAACTCCTCCAGGTAAAGTCATGCCTGTAAACTTTGTAAGGTTCGAACCCCATTGTTCTTTGATCAGAGTCGTAGCATAGTTCTGAAGCCAACGATCGTTATATGCATCTGTGTATACGTCTGGATCAACTACTTCATAAGCTTCGACGAGTAAGAATTCACCGATGGCAACGGTGTTCCAGTCCATATCAACATAAAGACGATCTTTATGGCGAGAATAACGAATAGGCTGTTTACCGACAAGGAGTTCGTTCATCAGAGCAAGGTGCTCCATGACCATGTAGTATGGAACAAGTGACACGTTAGTCAGAGTGTAGAGGTCGTTGAGAGCGATCTGATAGCGAATATTAAAGAGGTCGTCTGATCGAATGGAAGGATCGCCCATCGAGAAGATGCTGACAGCGCCGATGATATTTTCTGGAAGAGTAATATACTTGTTTACTACGTCAGTTTCCGTGATAGCATGCTTGTAGTATACTCTTTCAGAACCATCAAAGTGATAGTCATACCAGTAACGAAGAGCTTCGTCAACACGATCATCGACTTGATCGTCGTCTACGTTGATTTCAATTACTGGCTTGCCTAACTTACGGAGACAGTATTCTTTGAACTCGGCTTTTGTAGTAGGAGTGGCCATGTAATCCCTCTTTTATTATATTTATTCTTAAGCTATTTATAAGCCGTATAAATACAACCAGTACAATATGAGGACTTGAAATATTATGAATTTAGACTTGATGATTATTGATAACTTCTATATCAATCCCGACGCAGTCAGAGCCTTTGCTCTTACACAAGACTTTGGCGTCACAGGAAACTATCCAGGAAAACGAACACCTTCATTCTTGACACAAGATGTCAAGGATTGCATTCAGCATTGGATGAATCCAATTGGAAAGATCACCAATTGGCATGAAGATTCGGGTTACACTGGCGCGTTTCAATACGCTACCGCTTCAGATAGAACGTGGATCCATTGCGATCACACGAGCATGTGGGCTGGTGTATGCTACCTCACTCCTGATGCACCTCACACTGCAGGCACAGGAATGTTTCGACACAAAGAAACTGGAGAGTATCGAGCTCCAACCAATGAGCACGAAGCGTATGACTATACCAAGTGGGATCGAGTCGACATCGTAGGTAACAAATACAATCGATTAGTTCTTTATAGCGGTGACCTCTTCCATGCCAGCTTAGATTACTTCGGTAAAGATCTATATGATGGTCGTCTGTTTCAAACATTCTTCTTTGACACGGAGCAAGCACGATGAAAGTTTGTAAGATTATATGGTCGACGAATCGTCTCGAGTATTTGATTCCTACCCTCAAATCTCAGAGAGATATGTTAAACTTTGAAGGTTGTCAAGTCGAAGGCATCTTCATCGATGACATGCCAAAAGGTCGTCATGACGGTACGATGTTCGAGTTAGCCAAGAATTTTGGTTTTACTGAGATCTTCCTACATCAGCAGAATATGGGTTTACCATACGTATGGAATCGAACCTTCGAACTGTTGAGAGAACGAGATTATGATTACGTGTATCTGTCAGAAGACGACGTGACATTCAATCACCCAATTCGAATGCTCGACATGACTCAGATCTTACATGACTATCGTAACGTTTCTCAGGTGTGTTTGACACGCCAGAAATGGTATGACTTTGAAGAGGAAACGCAGGCTTATGAAACAGACATTACACTTGGAAAATACCGTGGCGAGCTTTCTGAAGCATATTTTTGGAGTTTGGCAAGTGTTTTTCCGCGCGCCATAGTGGATCTTCCTCATGCCGAATCAGTAGGCGAGAAGAACTTAAGCGAGTATGTTGTAGCAAAATCGCTGCGGCAACTTGGTATGCAGACATGCAAGCTGAAGACCGAAGAAGGCCATAACATCGTCAATCATATCGGTGAGTATAGCATCGGTAAGCGAGCCGAACCCGGAGATCCTCGCTACGAAGACTTTGCTGCATATGATCCTGAAACCAAGTACAGCTCTCGTCATGGAACTAAGTGGACTTGAGGCTGCAGTCGTCCCAGAAATTGATCAATATGCTCTTACGAGATCCTTGTTTGACTTCATTGATCCAATGATAGTATCGACTGCCCTCGAAGTATAAGACTGCGCCTTCGAAAGGCTGAAAAGATTCGTGCGTATACTTGAGCAACTCTTCTTTTAAAACTTCTGGAGGACTCAGTTCTCTTTCGTAATCTAACCAACTTCTTTCAGAGATACAAAATTCTCCTCCTATCAGATCGGTTGCCTCTAAATAACACGCGATGGTAATCGGAGACATCAGTTCTTCTGGCTTTAATTTTTGGCCAGCATCAATTCTATGTCGAAGCTTCTCATTAAAGTCCACGTGGGGCCACAAATCTCCAGACCCCTGTTGAGACTGATACCAATATTCGATGTGAGTTTTGTTACAGTTAAACTGTTCTCTATCGAGAAATTCGAGTACAGCCACATCTGTTTCATTTTCTGGAGTATCGCGACGGAAATAATTTAGTTGCGGAGGTCTATTTAGATTTTTATTAAAACCTTCAATGAATTTCAATCGAAGAT